GGTCAAAGTGTCTGTCAACGGAATCTCACAAACTGGTGGAGGTGATGACTACACCCTTGATCCGGAAACAGGTCTTATCACTTTCGACTCGCCAGTCATAAACGGTCACTCCGTAACTGCTGGATTTGAATTTGATGTTCCAGTTCGCTTTGATCAGGATGAGATCATGGTCAACGTGGAATTGTTCAACGCGGGTCACGTTCCTGATATCAGCATTGTGGAGGTCCGGTTGTGAGTAAAGATGTCTCTGCCCCTCTCCAAGCCTTGCTGGACAGTCGTGAAACCACGATGGTCAACTGCTGGAAGGTCACCCGCAAGGATGGCACCATTCAGGGGTTCACTGAACACGATCTGCCGCTCACGTTCGACAGTCTCACCTATGAGGCCGACAGTGGATTTACTGCCACCAAGATTGACGCCTCTTTGGGCTTGTCCGTGGATAACCTTGATGTGGAAGGCGCTCTCAGTTCAGACACAATCAATGAAGACGATCTTGCAACTGGTCAATACGATGATGCCCAAGTGGAACTCTTCTGGGTGAACTTCGAAGACCCTGACCAGCGTGTCCTCATGAACAAAGGCAACATCGGTCAGGTGAAACGCGGTGAGTATGCGTTCAATGCAGAACTGCGTTCCCAGAGTTCCCGGCTTCAACAGAACACTGGTCGCATCTATACGAAGACCTGTGATGCAATCTTCGGTGATAGCAAATGCGGAGTTCTCAAGAGTTCCTTTCAAACGACTGGAACCGTTACCTCTGTGACCCGAAATCGCCGCATGGTTGTTTCAGGTCTTGCAAATGACACGAATACCTATTACACGTTCGGTCTGCTGACCTTTACTTCTGGATTGAACAATGGTAACTCCTTTGAAGTGAAGAGTCATGATCCTGGAGTTCTCACTCTTTGGAATTCACCTTCTTTTGATATTGCACCAGCAGACACGTTCTCCGTTGTCGCAGGGTGTGATAAATATCATTCCACGTGTTCTGGAAAATTCAATAACATCACAAGGTTCAGAGGATTCAACTTCATTCCTGGTTCTGACTTCCTTACGAGGTATGCTCGTAGGGATGGTTCCCAGCAAGGCGAGAGCATCTATAACAATGAATGAAAAGGTTGTTGAAATCGCTCGTGACTGGCTTGGCACCCCTTACAGGCATCAGATGAGTGTGAAGGGCTTAGGCTGCGACTGTCTGGGCTTGCTGCGTGGCGTGTGGCGCACCTACTACCAGTCCGATGAGCCTGAGCAAGCCCCAAACTACTCCCGAGTTGGGGAGACCATAAGGGCGACGACCCACTCATGGGGGTTGCCAAGAAATACTTTGATAGTGTAAGCTGCCTTGAGGTCGGTGACGTTCTTATGTTCCGCATGAGACCGGCAATGGCTGTCAAACACTGTGCGATCTTAACTGGTCCTGAAACCATGATACATGCTTATTCAAGGCATAAAGTTCGTGAAGAGGATTTCAGTGACTGGTGGCAGAAGAAACTCGTTGGAAGGTTCAGGTTTCGTTAAATGGCTGCTCTCCTCCTAACATCGGCAGTCGCTGCCTCTAGCCTCACAGGTTTCAGCCTGTTTGCCGCCACTCTGGCGGCATCTACTATTGGAGGCTTCATTGATAGTAAGCTGTTCCCGCAGACCTTTGAACAAGAAGGTCCTCGTCTTGAGAACATTACTCTGAGTTCTGCGACTGAGGGCGTTCCAATTAAGAGGCTGTTCGCCACAAGTCGTCTTGGTGGAAACATCATTTGGGTCACCAACTTTCGGGAAGTTAAGAACGTAACAAGCGAAAAGGTCGGCGGCAAGGGCGGCGGTGGAAGCACTGTCACAACGACAGAGTATGAGTATTCAGTAAGCGTTGCTTTCGCCTTCTGTGAGGGCAATGGCCGTACCACTCTTGGGCGTGTCTGGGCTGACAGCCGCCTATTGGAAACAAGCGCTCTCACCTTCAGATTCTATCCTGGATCAGAAACGCAAAATCCTGATCCAAAGATCATTGCAACCGAAGGAAATACATACGTCTCTGGTCACAGAGGCGTTGCCTATCTGGTGTTTGAAGACCTTCCACTTGCAGACTTCGGTAATCGTATCCCACAGATCACTGCCGAGGTCAATGTTCCCATTGATGACCCATCCGCGGAAATCATGGAAAATCTCATTGAAAGTGTGAACTTGATCCCTGCAACGGGTGAGCAGGTTTATGCGACCACTCCTTCAACAACAGAATTCGGCGGTGAGGTTTCCTTCTCGAACACCAATCTTAGCACGGATAAAACCGACTTTGTCTGGTCAATGGAAAACCTCAAGGCACAGATGCCAAACGTCACAAGTTTGAACCTTGTGGTCTCTTGGTTCGGGACCGATCTGCGCCTCGGAAGCTGTGAAATTATTCCCAAAGCCGAGTATGATTATACAAGCGGCGTCTCGTCGAACAATGCTGGTGGACTTGTTGGATTCTTTAATCCAGCATTTATCGCTGCAAATCCAGATTGGAAGGCACAGCTTGGTCTTGGTGGACAAAGTTCTGACACTTGGCTTGTCAATGGATTGAAGCGAAATCAAGCCCAAAAGTAAGCAAGGACAGCAACGGAAATCCGAACTTTGGTGGAACCTGCACCGACTGGTCTATTACAGAAGCGGTTCTGCATTTGCTGGACGTTGCAGAGATTGACGTGCATTTCTATCCTTTCATCTTGATGGACATTCTTGCAGGTAACTCTCTTCCAAATACAGATGGTGTAACAACCGGACAGCCTGCGTTTCCATGGCGGGGGCGTATCACGACTAGCACTCCATCAATTGATGAAACCGCCGCTGCAAAGACAGAGATGGATTCCTTCTTTGGAACCGTCGCAAGAACAGACTTCAATACCTTGGGAACAATCATCAACTATACTGGCTCACCGACGGACTTTGGATATCGTCGCATGATCTTGCACTATGCTCATGTCTGCGCCGCCGCTGCCGCCACTGCAACGAATACGAACAAGTTCAAGACGTTCTACATTGGAACCGAAATGGTCGGGCTGAATCGTGTTCGGGATAATACAGGTGCCTATGTCGGAGTTGATCAGTTTGTTGCCCTACTTGAAGATGTCCGTTTGGTATTTGACAGCTACGGCGTCACAGGGGTTGAACTCAGCTACGCAGCGGACTGGAGCGAATATCACTCGCATCGGCCAGATGATGGCTCTGGCGATATCAACTTCCCTCTGGACTCTCTTTGGGCTCATGCTGACTGCGATCATGTAGCCTTTGACAACTACTTTCCGATCTCTGATTGGCGTGATGGAACCTCACATCTTGACTATGGCTCAGGAGCCGACTCCTATGGAAATCCCAAGGCGATGTATGTCTATGATCAGCCTTACCTGAAAGGTCAAATTGAAGGCGGGGAACTCTGGGATTATTACTACGCCAGTGAAAGCGATCGTGAGAACCAAGTCAGAACTCCGATCGTTGATGGAGCCTATTCCAAAGATTGGATCTTCCGTCAAAAGGATCTTGTTGGATGGTGGTCTAACACCCATTATGAAAGAGTTGCCAACGTAGAGAAGGTTTCTCCTACGGGTTGGACTGCTGGAATGAAGAGGGTTCGTTTCTCTGAGTATGGGGTTCCCTGCATTGATAAAGGAACCAATAAGCCGAATGTGTTCTATGATCCAAAGTCCTCAGAGAGTTTCTTCCCATACTTCTCTGATGGGCGACGCGATGATCAAATTCAACGGTCTTACTATGAAGCCATGATCACTTATTGGAGAGACAACTCTCCTGTCTCACCTATTCGTATGCTGGCGACTTCAGATATGTGTGTCTGGACTTGGGATGCTCGCCCTTACCCTGCCTATCCTTATCGCTCAGATATCTGGTCAGACGCTACCAACTGGAATCTTGGTCATTGGGTCAATGGTCGGGCAGGCTCCGTTCCGTTGTCTGATCTTGTCAAGCTGATTTGCGGTTGGGTTGGCTTCACTGACTCTGAAATTGATGTCACGGAACTGGTAGGTAAGAACTCCATCGTTCGCGGCTACGTCATTGATAATCAGTCATCACCGCGCTCAGCATTGAAGCCCCTGTTCAGTGCTTATATGTTTGATGGATTTGAGTCTCAAGGTAAGTTGAAGTTCACTCTTCGTGAATACACAACCTTCGCTCCAATTTCTCAACAAGACATGATCGTTCAGAATGGTAAGCCCTCTGGATATGAAATCGTGCGAGCCCAAGAGACAGAGATGCCACAGAACTCTTCTGTGTCGTTCATCAATCCTGGGGATGACTATCAAGTCGGGTCAACAGGTGGCTCTCGCCAAATCACGACAAGTCTGTCCTCACTCGATATTCGGTATCCTATTGTCTTTGGTTCACTTGTTGCTAAGGCTTTGTCAGAAATCCTTATTCAAGAGGCATGGGCCGCTCGTGAGAGCATTGAGTTCGGCCTCAGCCCAGAGCATATTGGCTTTGATCCTGGCGATGGTATTTCAATCAACATCGGTGGTAGAACGCAGAACTTTCGTTTGTCTGGTATTTCCAAAGGTTCCTTCCTGGAAATGGAAGGTCAGGGAATGGACGTGGAAATCTACGATGTGGTCGTCGCCAACGTAGGATCAAACACGACCACGACTGTTCCAACTATTGGCTCCACACGACTGCATTTCCTCGACGTGCCTCTCCTCACGGGAGACGAACCTCGCCCTTGGGCTCCTCGTGTCGCCGCCTACCAGAACCCATTCCCTAGATCAATCAACGTGTATGAAGTCGTTGATGGAGGCGCTGATCTTGCATTGAACACAAATCTATTCGTTCCATGTTCAGATGGGGTTCTTGTCAAC